TCCATCATTTTGTCGCCACCAGCCCAGATCAGCCCAAACCAGCGGTAACTGGCCATGACCGACCAAGACTGGAAACGATGGTTCCTGACCATGCCGGCTCACTAGCTGGACTTGTGGGGGACATGGCAAAAAAGGTGCTGCACATAGACCTGATGCCTTGGCAACTGCATGCTCTTGAAGGGATGCTGGCGGTTGACGCCAATCAGAAGTTTGTGCATCGCTCAAGCCTTGTTTCGGTTGCGCGTCAGAACGGTAAGACAACAATTATCCAGGCTCTTATTCTGTTTTGGCTTGTGGAGATGCCCAAAATACGTGGCGGTAAACAGACCGTTGTTTCGGGCGCGCACCGTTTGGATTTGGCTTGCCTGTTGTTTGATGATCTTGCACCAATCCTTGAAGAGTATTACGGGGCCAAGATTGTCAAGTCTTACGGCCGTTATCAGGCCACCATGCCAGACGGCAGCAAGTGGTGGGTCAAAGCATTAAAGCCAAACCAAGGCCACGGTATGAGCATTGACTTGGTGATCGTGGACGAACTTTTTGACGTGAACCCCGACTCGGTTGAAGGCGGTCTGTTGCCGGCACAGCGCGCACGGAAAAATCCTTTGGCTTGCTTTTTCAGTACAGCTGGGACAGAAGAAAGTGTGTTGTTCCAGCGCTGGAGAGAGGCAGGCATTCGAGCCATTGACAAGGGTGAGCCGTCAACGATGTATATGGCGGAATGGTCGCCTGACCCGAGCCTTGACCCGCTGCATCCTGCGTCATGGGCGTGGGGTAATCCTGCACTCGGCTACACGTTGGACATGGACACCATCAGGCAAGAGTCAACCAATCCAGATCGGGCATCGTTCTTGCGCGCATCCCTAAACCTTTGGGTGAGTGTTGTGCGCGGATGGATTGAGCCAGGGCGTTGGCCGTCATTGGAATACACAGGTGACATACCTAGCGGTGGGGTCGTGGCAATTGAGTCTTCGCTGGACGACTCCCGATACAGCGCGACCAGATGCGTCAACCTGTCAGACGGACGGGTGCTTGTCACCGTGGCGTTCATCGCCGAGTCAATTACAGAGCTGTGGGAGAACGTGCAGGAACTTGCCAAAGACCCCACGATCAGGTTTGCCTTGTCGCCAACCGTGGACGCCACATGCCCGCCGAACATCGAGCGCCGCAGGGTCGTGGTCGGCTACGCCGAACTAGGACGGTTCACACCTCTTGCCAAGAACATGATTGCCGAGGCTCGCCTATTGCACACAGGAGAAAAGTTGCTTGCCGAACATGTCCAGCGCGCCGTTGCTGTTCGCACCGACAACACGATCGTGCTATCAAGCAAGCGATCACCTGGCCCGATTGAGTTAGCGCGAACAATGGTTTGGGGAATTGGCATGTGTGCCCGTCCAGTTAACAACGGAAAGCCAATGCTTGTCGCGGTAAATAACTAAGATAAACGCGGCGACCGCGCACCTTGCCTTTTGTCGGAATCGGATAAGTCATGCGCGGTTGCCACTTATATGACAAAGTAGGACTATGGCGATCTTCAACAAAACACGCAAAGCAGCGATAAGCCCAGCGCCAAGCAAGGCGGCTGCGGCTGGTGGATTTACACCTAACGCTGCCGGCGTAAACATGATCGGTCAGTACTACACATACCAAGAAGGCGAAGCGCGCAATCGCGCGATCAGCGTTCCAACAATTAACCGCGCTCGAGATTTGATGGCGTCTGTTATTGGCTCAATGCCATTGCGCTCATACAACGAGTTTTGGAACGGCAAAGAAATGGAACGCATTTACATTGCGCCACGTTCATGGATGCGCCGACCAGACCCAACCGTGTCCGCGCAATTTCTTTTTAGTTGGACACTTGATGACCTCATGATGTTTGGCAGAGCGTTCTGGTACATCACATCGCGCACCGCTGACGGTTATCCAGCATCATTCACTCGACTACCTGCTGGTTCAATCACCACACAAGACATGGCTGGCCCAGTTTGGTTTGCACCGTCCAAAGAAGTGTATTTCCAAGGCGGCATGTTAGACCCAGTAAACCTTGTGCAGTTCCTATCGCCAGCGCAAGGCATGATCTACTCAGCACCTGGAGCAATTGAAACCGCGCTCAAACTTGAAGCAGCGCGCAATCGCAATGCGAGCTCATCAATTCCAGCGGGCGTTTTAAAACAAACGGGAGGCGAACCCTTGAGCGCGCAAGAACTTGCTGATTTGGCTGGCGCGTTTAACGCCGCTCGAGCAACCAATCAGACCGCTGCACTTAACGAGTATTTGACATACACGGAAACAAACAGCACCCCAGACAAGATGCTTTTGATTGAAGCATCGCAATATCAGGCGCTTGAAATGTCGCGTCTGGCAAATGTTCCGCCGTATTTGGTGGGCGTTGCGACTGGCGCTTACTCGTACCAGTCATCACAGCAGGCGCGCGCCGATCTTTATTTGTTTGGCGTGAAACTGTATGCCGATGCGATCGCTGGCGCGCTGTCAATGGACAACGTGCTACCGCGCGGAACATATGTTGAGTTCGATGCAGATGAATACCTAGAAGAAAACTTTATGGCCGATCGCATGGACGATGAAGAAATAGTTGTAAGAGAAAACACCCAAGAGGAGTTAGCACGATGATTAAGTTAATTGCAGGAGAATTCACGGTTGACGCCGCTATTGGCGATGCACCAAAGCGCACGATCTCTGGAACCGCCGTTCCGTACAATGTGCCGGCAGTAGTCAGCGATGGCACAGCTGTGATCTTTAAGCCAGGCTCATTGCCAGTCGAGGGCAAAGCACCACGCCTGTTTATGTACCACGATGCCAGCCAGCCAGTCGGCGTTGTCACCGAACGCGTGGACACCGAAGAAGGCATGATGTTTAGCGCAAAGATCAGCGCAACCACCCTTGGCAATGACGCTTTGGTTATGGCCTTGGACGGCACCATTGACCAAGTATCGGTCGGGGTAAATCCAACCAAGTTTTCGTATGACGAAGAAGGCACAATGATTATTGAGTCAGCCGACTGGATGGAATTATCCCTAGTTCCGATCGGCGCTTTCGGCGATGCCGCAAACATCACCAAAGTCGCAGCGAGTATCCACCAAGAGCCCGAAGAAGTAGTGTTAAATGAAGAAGTAACCCCAGTAGAGGAGAAACCAGAAATGTCAGAAGTAATCGAAACCGCAGTCGAGGCAACCATCCCTACTGCACCAGTATTTGCACAAGCAAAGCGCGAGTTCCGCATGCCATCAGCAGGCGAATACTTGGCCGCCTACCACATTGGTGGCGACACGTTTGCAAAAGTAAACGGCGCATTCCTTGAAGCACAAAAAGCAAAGCGAAGCGTCCTTGAAGCAGCTGCGGGCGATATCGCCACGACAGACACACCTGGCCTTTTGCCAATCCCAGTACTTGGGCCAGTCTTCCAAGACATCAACTACATTCGACCATTCATTTCTGCGATCGGCGCACGCGCATATCCAGATGGCGGATCGTCAAAAACTTTTATCCGTCCAACGATCACCACACACACCGAAGTCGCAGAACAAACTGGTGCAGTTGAGTTCGGTGCAGCAGCAGCTCGCACAATGGTCATCGCAGCAAACTCGGTCGCAAAGAAAACTTTTGCAGGACAAGTATCGCTCTCTGTACAAGACATCGATTTCACTTCGCCGGCAGCGATGCAGCAGGTGTTGCAGGATTTAATGGGACAGTTCATGATCGTCACGGACAATTTCGCTGTAGATGCACAAGTAACTGCATCAACAACAATTGGACAATGGGACGGCACGGCACAAGACCTGATTTTGTTCTTGTACGGCGCTGCACGCGACATCAGCAACGGAACCAACTTGTTCCCAACCCACATTCTGATGGGCGCAGACGCATGGGCGAAACTGGGCTCCACCGTGGATGCAGACAAGCGTCCTTTGTTCCCAATGGTTGGCACACCAGGTCTTGGTGGATACAACACACTTGGCGCAGGCAACGTAACCAACTGGTCAACCACAAACCCACTCGGTTTGCAGATCATCGTAGACAGCAACGTGGCAGCAAAAACCATGGTCGTGTTCCATGCACCAGCATCCGAGTACTACGAGCAAATCCGTGGGCTTATGTCAGTTGAAAATCCTGGCACTTTGTCAAGGACGTTCTCGTACTACGGGTACAGCTCATTCTTCCAAGCAAAGGCAACACTCGCTCAAAAAATCACCTACGCCTAGTCGAAAGCGGAGCATCCGCTCATGGCTACATACACGGTTACAAACAAGTATCTGCTTGATGACTTCGCCGTACTGCAACTCCTGACCCCCAGCGAAATTGCAGTCGGCCAGTCAATCACGGTCGCAGGCGTTGACGCCACATTCAACGGCACCTACACGGTGCGCGCATTGCCACAGTATTTGTACATTGGCATTGATACAGAAGGCGACTTGCTGTATGACTATCAAGTGCCAATCGCTGATCAGGTGCTTTATGCAAAGACTGCAAGCGATGTTGATCGCACCGCCGCGTCTGGCACCGTTTCGTATGACCCCGTATGCACCTGGGTGACTGCTGCGCAGGTCATGTCTTACCTTGGCATCACTATTACAAACCCGTCAGACGACTACACGTTGCTCACGCAATCTGTGTCGGCTGGCAACCAGTTTTGTTATCGCAGGCGTCAGGAATCGGGCTATATCGACTCTCTAACGACCTCTCCTGGCGGTGACGCAACATTGGGCACTTTGATGTATTG